AGTCATTATTTTAGTGCTTTTTTAAAATCTTGTTTTAATTTTTCAGCGAACATTTCATGTATTTTTTCTTCACCATAAACTAATATTTCAGCTTGTGAAATTTCAACACACCAATCAAATGTAATTTTTTTAATTGGTATTAAATCTTCAGTAATAATAGTTGATGATAGTTCAAACTTGAAATCTCCATCAATTACTAATTCATTATTTTCTATTTTTAATTTAGGTATCATTTAATTAGTTTTTTAATTTCTTTTTCGTCAATTCCTTTTAAAGTTAAAATATTTTCTAACCATTTTTTATCAGTTAATGAAATATATTCATCTGCTTCACTTACAGAACATTCAAAATATTCTGCTACATGTTGAGCTACTTCAGGTGAAGCTTTTTTCGTATTTGATTTGATATAAGCTGAGTATGTGTTTTTAGATTGTGGAATCATAAAACAATACACTTCATATAATTTTTTACTGTCCTGAATATTTAGTCCTTGTATATAATTTACAACCTCAATATATTTTGGATTCATACTTAGAAAACGATGAATCATATAGTTGTTAAATTGTTTTTGTTGTTCAGGACTAAATGTTTCCCAAGACGGTTTAATGTCAATGACTGCTTTTATCCAGTCAAATATAGTAAATGACTTACTTTGTTTTGTTGTACTCTTCATATTCCTCACGGAGTTCTTTAGGTAATAATTCAGTTAAAATTTTTCCTGTTTTAACATCAATAAACACTGGAATTGGAATCACTGCGTCTTCAGATGTACCTACTAGGAATTTACTTGCTTTTCTTAACACTACTGCTTCTTGGAATACATGATTTCCTTCTGCTGATTCAATAGGTGTGGTTTGTTTAATGTCCACATTCATTTTCATTTGTTCTTGGTTCATATTACTTGTTTTTTATTTAATGTTTCTAATATTTTTGATATACATGCCATGATATTGATTTCTTTATCAAGTCTAAATGTTGCGTGGTACATATACTCTTCTATAGTACAAATAATAAGTCCCTCGTTACCTTTAGAGTATTCGTTTAAATGCTCATATAAAAACTTATATAAGTCCTCAAAATCATTTACATCAGCATTTGCTATAATTTGTCTAATGTTGTTAAACGTTTTTATAGACGGTTTTTTAAGTTCCTCTAATATGTGTTCTTTATATTGTTCATTAGTATCTGATAACTCACCTAACCTTAATGCTCCATCAACTGTATATTTTTGACAGTTGTTAATAATTTTTCTAAAGTCAGGATAGAATCGATTTACAATAGTAACTAGATCTGGAATTTCATATTCAATATCTTCTTTATCTAGAATAGTACTAATATGTTGTGCTACTATTTTTTTAGTAGGAGGAGACAAATCAAATTCTTGACATCTACTTCTAAGTGGTTCTATAAGACGTTCTGGGTAGTTACCTGTTAAGATAAAACGTGTTGTTAAACTATATGTTTCCATCATGTTTAACAATATAACCTGTGATGCTGATAGAATATGAGTTGCTTCATCTAGTATCACTATTTTAAGTGGTTTAAATGAACCAGCAGCGGCAAATGCTCCTACCTTATCTCTCATAACATCAATTGAACGTTCATCAGTTGCGTTAATGTATAAGTAATCGCAATTGATATTGTTTACTAAGATTTTGGCGATTGTGGTTTTACCTGCACCAGGCTTACCAGCAAATAGTAGATGTGGTATATCTTGACTCTTAATAAATTCTTCGAATTTATTTTTAATCTCATCTTTACAAATATATCCTTCTAAAGTATCAGGACGGTATTTCTCGTTTAATATTGTGTGTAACTTTTTTGTCATAACCTTTTATTTTTTTATACTTTTTCTATAATCTCTAATATACGCTGCATTTTCATAATCTTCTATATCAGGAAGTACAGCATATTTTTCTATGTCCTCAAGTAATTTATCAAAATCACCTTTTAAATATTCTAATTGTTCTTGTAAAAATATTTTTTGATCTATTGGTATATTTGAATTGTATATTTCAGGATGTATTTTATCTTTATATAGAAGTCTTGTACTGTAATCCATAACTTTTATTTTTATTAAATATATAGAACTTTTTTTAGAAAGCCAAATTAATGATCTCCATAAATGTTGAATTTTTTAGGTGGTAGAACCTCTACATTTTCAGTTGTAACCATATATATTTCTCCTTTTGAAGGTGAAATCACAAAGTTTCCTTTATATTGATGTTTTACAAAATAACCTTCTAAAACATGAGTAAGTGAAGGAAAACCTTTAGGATATTCAGTATCAAAAATCACTGTTCCATCAGGAGTACATAACATCCAATTATCGCCCGGAGGCATTCTCCGAGCGATCAATATATTCTTTTCTTGTTCCATTAATACATTCCAGGCATCATACCTGCGTTATTACTGTTATCGTTTTTATCTTTTATTTCAACTACTGCTGCTTCAGTTAATAAAACTGTACCAGCAATTGATGCTGCGTTTTCGATAGCGTTACGAGTTACTTTACTTGGATCAATGATACCTGCTTCTTTCATATCAACATATGTTTCTGATTTGATATTGTATCCTTTCCAAGTATCATCTCCACTTAACCCATTAATCAATCCATAACATTCACCTTCTGAATAACCAGCGTTAGTTAAAATTTTCATAAATGGTGAGGCACATGCTTTATAAACAATATTTTTACCAATGTATATATCTGAGTCTAGTTCAGTTCTTGATTTTGTAATTGCTTCTCTAGCGTATAAAAGTGCTGCTCCACCTCCAGGTACAATTCCTTCTTCAATAGCGGCTTTTGTTGCATGTAATGCATCATCAACTCTATCTTTAGTTTCCTTCATTTCTAGTTCACTATTTCCACCTACATGAATAATAGCTACTCCACCAATGAATTTTGCTAAACGTTCTTGTAATTTTTCTTTCTCAAATGGAACTAATGACTTATCAATTTGTGATTGTAATTCTTCAATTCGAGCATCAATTTTTTCTTGATCACCTTTACCATCAACAATTGTTGTTTGATCTTTAGTGATCGTTACTAAACGTGCTTTACCAAACCAGTCCCAACTGAATTTATCTAGTTTCATTCCTTTTTCAGAACTGAATACTTGACCACCAGTCATGATTGCCATGTCTTCAAGTAATAGTTTTCTACGATCTCCAAAGTCAGGTGCTTTCACTGCTGCTATTTTAATAGTACCTCTCATTTTATTTACAATAAGTGTACTTAAAACTTCACCATCAATGTCTTCAGCAATAACTAAAAGTGATTTACCTGTTGTTGAAATACTTTCTAAAATAGGTAATAAATCTTTTACTTGATTAAATTTACGATCTGCAATTAAAATAAATGGATCCTCTAAAGTACAAGACATATCATTGTTGTTTGTAACAAAATAATGTGACTTATATCCTCTATCAAACTGCATACCTTCTACTGTTTCAAGATATGTTTCACCTGTTTTAGATTCTTCAATCGTTACTACTCCTTCACGACCTACTTTCTCCATTGCTGTAGCGATTAGTTTTCCTATTTCAGGATCGTTGTTTGCAGAAATGGTAGCAATTTGCTCTAATTGAGTTGCTGATGTAATGTCTTCAGAAATTTCTTTACGTAAACATGTAACAACTTCTTTTACAGCTGCATCAATACCTCTTTTAACTTCAACTGCGTTTGCTCCTTTATCAATGTATGATAAACCATCATTAATCATTTGTTGAGCTAAAAGTGTAGATGTGGTTGTACCATCACCCGCGTTTGTTGCTGTTTTGATTGATGCTTGTTTAATCATTTGAACACCCAATTCTTCAAGTGGATCTTCAACATTTGTAATTTGTTTAGCTACTGTAACACCATCTTTAGTTGATCTTACTTCACCATACTCAGTATAAATAACATTTCGTCCATTAGGACCTAATGTAGCTGTGACTGCGTCTGCTACTTTGTTAATACCGGAAATTAATTTTTTTCGGGCTTCAGACCCGAACTCGATTTTTTTGTTCATAACTTTGTTTTATTCTATAATTGATAATACTTGATTTTCTTGACAAGACCAATACTCTTGACCTTCATCTTCGATTTTAGTAGCGCCCATTGGTGGTAGAATAACTTTTTGTCCTATTTTAAGTGTTGTAGGAATAAAATTTCCAGTTACTGAATAGTAACCTTCTCCAATAGATACAATAGTGCCTCTTAATCCTTTTTCTTTTCCCAAATCTGGTACTACGATTGAACCGTAAGTGGTTTCTTCCTCTTCTTGAGGTTTAACAACGATGTTGTTGAAAACTGCTTTTAATGACATAGATTTTATTTGTTTATAACTTTATTTACTTATATAAATATATTAGAAGTTTAGTTCTAATTGGCCTTCTTCAGGAATTGTTTGAACTTCATTGATTTTATTAGCAAAATAATACATTCCATCTTTTTTTAAGACAGTATCACAGCCAATCCATTCCTTATATTCCTGTACGAATTCTTCTTTAATATTGGTTTCCCTAAGTACTCGTTTGATAATGTATAAACTATCTTGGAAATTAACGATTTGTTTTACTAAATTAAACATCTTTCTTTACAATATAATATGTACTGGTTGTTTTATCTGTTTTAAATTCTAGTTTAATTAGACCCTCTAAATTTACAGACATTTTAGCTGATGTATATTCTTTGTTACAACTAAGTATCTCTTTAAGTAAGTCTGAATTAAATGCTAGTTCAAAGTCCTTATTGGTGTTTTTATTAATATTTAAGTAATAGGATACTTTATTTGCATATTCAATATCTCCACCAAATGTAAGTTCTAATTGTGGATCACCATCTAAACTTTTATATGGATTAATAACCACTGTAGTACTTTCAGATAATGCTGATTTAGCTTTAATAAGTGCAATTATGGTTTCATTTTCTAAATTAATTTCAATGTCCCATTCTTCAGATCCACTATATGCCCCTGTTTTTGGAACAGTCAATATATCTGCTAATGAGTAGTTGACTGTAAATTGTTGATCAGCAATGATCAATTTATTAAATATTTTGTTGTTTTTAACAAAACTCAACATCACTTCACCTGTTGTAATGTTGATTAGTTTTAGTAGTTGTGAGGTATTACTAATACCAAATGATGAATTTTCTAATTTAAAATTAGCACAACTAATTTCACCAATCATTTCTCGTGTTGGTGCTGTAAATTTAATGTTTAGGTTATTGTCTTTAATATCCCATTTAACAGATTCAATAAGTCCGTTTAAATAGTATTTATTTATAACGCTTTGTAGTTCTACTTTATTTATCATAACTTTTATTTAATTGAATATAAGAAAAATATTTTAGGAGGCCAAATTTAGAAACTAAAAAACTTTTTAATATTAGGATTCAGTGATGGAAACTCCCACTTTAAATCACCATACAAGTTCTTTAACTTATTCCCTAACAATGACTCAAATATCTCTTCAACATCAATATATGCTTTAACAAATTCCTCAATTTCAGGAGGTACTGAAGCGTTTGGGATACCTATTGTTTCTAGATTGTATGGATTTTGTTTTAGATTAACTATAAACAACTTATCACCCTCAACAATAGATTCATATTTCTTATCCAATTTTTTAAATTTAAGTAAATCGTTATAACGGACTGCGGCTTTTGTATTTGCTGGTGCTTTTAATCTAAACGAGGAAAACATCTCACCAGCTCTAGCTGGTATATAATATGATGATATTTGTTTTACTCCCATTGGTTTACCTAACACTTTAGGATCTAGTGTTTTAAGTGATTTGTAAAAATCAATAATTGAATTATCTATTTCTGTTCTATCTCTACCAAACAAGACATCTTTAATAAATTGTTCACCAAACTTTTTAAATAATTTGTTCATGTTTGACTTCATCAACTCAATACCTTTCATGTCTAATTCTTCAACAGGTACACCTTCCTTGTTGGTAACATACATAGCATATCTTCGCTTACCAGTTGTAAGTACACCTGCACAAATTACTTCTTGTTTCAACTGAAAGTAGTGTGAGTCAACATTAAACATTTGTTTACTTAACTCATTTAAGTAATGATTTGCTTCATTTTGTATTTCGTGAGCTAAGGTTAGTATTTTTTCGTTTTTGTCTTCAGGTTTAAAATCTGGGTATCTATGTTTTAATAGATCTCCTAATACAATGTATAATGAATCAGTATCTGAAATGCATATATTTTGTTTTTCTTCACCTATCTCTTTATTTATTTTATTGTTTACAAATGTAATTGTGTTTTTAGTTAATGCTTGTCCACTATTTGTAATAGCAGCACTACAAATCAAATGACCATCAGTATACCTCCAACCATTTTTAGCAAATGTACCATACATTGCGTTCTGTAAGATCTTAAAGGCATGTTGGAACAAGTCATATAATTTATAATTTGCCCAATCCTCTTCTTTACCAGATTTATTTTTTAATGCTCTGTAATGTTCTCGTTTATCAAACCAACCTGCTAATATAGTTGATACAACACTTTTTTCATCTGTTCTATAGATGGCACCTGATGCTGCTACTGTATGTTCATTTTTTTCTATATAACTTATTAGGTCACCTAATTTAATTTGTGCTGATTTAAGTGTATAGTTTTCTTTATTTATTTTTTCAATAGTAACCATTTCATTAGGATCTCTTAATTTAAGTTTTTCTAATGATTGATTTTGTTCATAAGTGGCATTGTGATCTACTTTAATTCTACCTACTAATGTTTCAATACCTAAATTAAGTGATTTGATGATACTAGGATATAGTGATGTAAAGTCTAAGTCAATCACATCAAAATATAAGCCAGGTATAGGTTCTAATAAATAACCACCAGCATATGTTTCATTAGCCATTTTTAGAGATGGGTTATGAGTAGTTGGTTTATTAGGTGAAACAATACCTTCACGTTTAAGATGTTTTAAAATAGCACCTTCATTCATAACTGTATTCCAATAAACACTTTCATATGGAATATTACAGATATGAGAAATCATGATGGTCAATTCAATAAATTTAAGTTTACCTTCTAGTTGTTCTACAATTTCAACATCTCGTAAGTTGTAATCTATAAACTTATTTAAATCGTTTTTAAATAATGTGTTTAAATTACCCTCATACTCCACCTTACTTAAATTAACGTATTTTAAACCAATGTCACCCAGTTTATATGACGGTTCTTCTTTCATAATGTACTTCTTATGAAGTAACATATAGTCTAGATGATTAACTCCACCAATAGTGATTTGTGTTTCACCAGCAAAATCACGATAATTTACTTTACGAATAGGAGATAAACGTAATACTTCATCACCTACTATTTGTTGTAATCTGAAGTAGATATAAGGAACATCAAAGTAATCACTGTTCCATCCTACAACAATTGTTGGATCTAGTTCTTCCCATTTATCTAGAAAACGTTTAATTAGTTCTTTTTCAGAACCACAAGGTATAATTAATTTACCATCCTGGTTATGTTCTTGTATTTCCTTACTTTTATCTACAATAAAACATATTTTAGTTTTTGTAGTCACATCTATCAAAGCAATAGAAGTAATAGGCATAGGAGCTGATTTAATATATTCAGGTGTTAAAGCACCTCCCATTTCAATCTCGATATCAAGATAAACTATGTTGTGCCATTCAGGTACAACATCATCTTGTTTGTAGTAAAGTTCACGTAATACAACTAAACATTTGTCAATATCTTTTTCTAATAAATTAGGATCTTCT